CTTCCGCTCCAAATGCGGCTAGTTCGGACAAGAACGCAGCGTTAAAGGTTGATGACCATGCATTAGATGCGATAAGATACGGTTTGATGCATCTGTTCGAGCTCGGTGCGCAATATCATTTGTCGGATACAATGTCATTAGCGGATATTAAAACTGATTCGCAGCCATTCTTTACTACAGAGAAGAGTTTCTGATGGGATTCCTAGATAATTTCCGCAATACAGAAACCATACCTCTTGAGGAAGCCGTGGAGGACCATGAATTTGTGGGCTTCACAGAGGATGATAGTGCGATGATCTTTGCAGCTCGCACTACCCCGCGGGCTTATGCAAGTAACAATGACTTAAGAGAGCTTGGAAGTACAGGTCAGTCTTTATTAACTAGTTTTGCGAGGGAAGAGTACAATTCTGAGTTACGAGGACTTAATGGCTTGCGCACATATGACAAGATGCGCCGAGGTGATGCCCAAGTCAGAGCCACATTACGTCTCATTAAGACACCAATTCTGGCTGGACATTGGTATGTTTCTTCCGCTACAGAGGATCCTCGGGATAAAGAAATAGCTAAATTTGTCTGGGATAATCTAACGAAGTGGATGTCAATTAGTTGGTCGCAACTTCTTTATGAAGCCTTGTTAATGGCAGATTTCGGCTTTTACATGTTCGAAAAGGTTTGGACGGTAAAAGATGATAAAATTATTTGGAAAAAGTTGGCACCTAGGCATCCGATGGATGTCCGAGAATGGTATTTGGACGATCATGGTGGACCCGATGCTGTATCTATGTATCCTAATGCCAATAATTTTGAAGTAGACGAAATCGTTATTCCTATTGATAAGCTCCTAATTTTTACTTTTGATAAGGAAGCGGGCAATCTTGAAGGAATGTCTGTTTTACGCAGCGCGTACAAAGCGTGGTATTTCAAAGACAACTTGTACAAGATTGATGCTATCCAAAAAGAACGTCACGGTATTGGCATACCCATTATTAAGCTACCACCCAATTTCACAGACAATGATAGAACGTTGGCAAATGAGATCGGTAAGAACTTAAGAACTAATGAAAAGGCTCACGTCATACTTCCTCCTAATTGGAATATAGAATTTGCTGATTTAAGAGGTCATCCTGTTGATGCAATGGTGTCTATCGAACATCACGATGCAGCCATCTCACGAAATATACTTGGACAGTTTATTAACGCAAGTTCAGGATCTAAAGAGCTAGGCGAGTCAAATATTGAACTGTTTAATAAAGCTACGCGCTATGTTGCAGAGTTCGTCAGAGACACTTTTAACAAATACGCGATCCCCCAACTTGTGGACTATAATTTCGATGTCGACGAGTACCCCGAGCTGCGATATCGTAGAATCGGAGAAACCGTTGACTGGCGAACACTGTCCTTCGCAATGAGAAACTTTATTGGCGCTGGAGCTATTACACCAGACGAGGTTCTAGAAGAGTGGACTAGAAATGAGATGGATCTTCCTCGCGCAGATCCATCAACCGCCCGCAATGTGGCAACACCTCAGTTGCCTGATGAAGAGGATGAAGAGGACGAAGATGAGATTGGCAATGACTTACCACGTCAGAGCCAAGCTCAGAATCAAAGACAAATGCCATCAAGTGCTGCAGGTAACGATCAATCGGGTGGTTAGTTGCTTACCATACAGCACACTGTTATAATGTGAACTGTCATGCCAATTCAAAATTGTAGTTTGAATGGGAAACCGGGTTATCAGTATGGTGACTCGGGTAAATGCTATACTTATACTCCAGGAAACGATGATAGTAAAGGCAAGGCACGCGCTAAAGCCGAAAAACAGGCCGCAGCAATTAGATCTCAGGGATATTCAATGGACGATGAACCTATGAAAGTTGGTTACTGGGTCGATCTCAAGGGCGTTGAATTTGAAGAAGAGGATGAGAAATCCTCTTCATGGATTCAAGCAGTACCTATCGGCACTTACCAACATCCTATTTATGGTGAAATTGATTTCACCCAAGAAAAAATACGCACTATGGCATCTAACGTTCAAAATGAAGTACGCGATACTTTATTAGACGTTGACTATGACCATAAAGCAAAGACCGGTAAAGCAGCGGGGTGGATTACTAACGCCAGTGCTGAATCTGACGGTCTATATGTTCAAGTTGAATGGACAAAAACAGCAAGAGAATCAATTAAAAACAACGAATACAAATACTTCAGTCCAGAATATCAAGATAGGTGGAAGCACCCGAAAACTGGTCAAGTACATCACGACGTTCTTTTTGGCGGCGCGCTTACTAATAGACCTTTTCTAAAGGATCTTTTACCTGTCAATCTGTCCGAACTAATAGGCGATCAAGGAGAGCCAACAATGGCAGACGATACATTTGTCACAGCCATGCGTGGTATTCTTGGTCTTCCCGAAGAAACACCAGAGACCGACGTGCTTACTGCAGCTGAGCAATATTTTGCTCAGCCTACAGAAGTCGCAGTCTCTGAAGTAGTTTCGGAGAGTGCTGAAGAGTCGGTCCCAGAGCCTGTTCTAGCATCTGAGGAAACCACCGAGATCATTGCCCTTGCTGAGGCTAACCCTGAGGTTAAGGCTCTTGTTGATCGTGTGGCTACTCTAGAAGTTGCGAACAAGCTTAGTGAAGTAAACTTGCAGATGCAAGAGTGGGATTCTTCCCGCCCTTACACTATTCCAAGTGTTCTTCGGGACAAAGCTCGAAAGCTACTTTCTGAATCACATAGTGCTGAATTAGCTGAGTTCCTTAGTGAACTTACTGAAATTGGCATGGTGTCTCTTGGAGAGACCGAGGCAGCCACTCGTGGTATAACCAAGTCAGCAGGGGATACCTTTACGGATCTTGTAGACAAAAAGCTCAGCGAAGGCATGGATTATGTCGACGGTGTTAGCGAAGTCTCCCGTGAACATCCAGAACTGTTTGACGAATACCGGCGCGAAGCCTTTCAGGAGGGTTAATTAAATGAGCGCAGGACCAAATTACGTCCTAGATAAGGGCTTTGTCGCTAACGAGGCAATTACACAGTTTTATCTCGTTAAACTAGTCGCTGGCACAGAAGCTGCCGTCGACATGAATGACACGGCCAACGAACAGACCATAGGGGTTGCTCAAGAAGCAGCTACCACGGCGCAAGCTGCGAGCGGAAAAGTTATTGACGTTCGCATGTTAGGTGTTAGCACCTGCGTTGCTGCGGAAGCTATTGCTATAGGCGCCCTTGTAAACGCTAATGGAGCAGGAAAAGTTAAAGATCTTGCCGCAGCGGACAAGCAAAAAGTATTGGGCATTGCCCTTACAACTGCTGCCGCAGACGGTGATCAAATTGACGTTTTCATGACCCATGGCGAAGTAGACAACTCATAAGGGCCGGTGATATAAATGGCAGTTTACGGAACCGGTGCAAACGTACATATTGACAAGGTATTAACTAACATCTCGTTGGCGTACAGGAATAATGCGTTTATCGCAGACGTTCTGTTCCCGCAGGTAATGGTTAATAAGCAGTCAGATCTGTACTACACCTATGGATACGAAGCATGGACGCAGCCGACAGGCGGCGACGATCGAGCCCCAGGTACTGAGGCAAACGAAGTCCCCGGTCTCGCGGTGTCCACGGATAACTACTTCGCAACAGAGCACTCGCTGCAGATTGCGGTGACCGATGAAGAGCGTCAGAATGCTGATACTCCTCTCGCACCTGATCGGGACGGCGCAGAGCTTATAACCCAGCAACTTCACCTCAACCGCGAAAAAGCGATCGTTGACATAGTTACCTCAACAGGCAACTTCCCAACAGGCTCGCACACCACACTTAGTGGTACTTCGCAGTGGAGTGACCTTGACGATTCAGATCCTATTGCTGATATGCGTACAGCTACGCGTACAGTTATGGGTCTTCTGTTCTCGGAACCGAACCTCGCAGTTATCCCTTACAAAGTGATGACTTACCTCGAGGATAACGACACGATTATTAACCGTATCAAGTACTCCATGCCTGGCGTACTCGGTGCTGATTTAATCGCAGGTGTCTTTGGCATCGAACGTGTTGTTGTTCCAGGTGCGGGTTACAATACCGCGAACCCTGGTCAAACTACAAGCCTAAGCTACCTGTGGGGTAACGACGTTGTCGTCGCTTACGTCCCAGAGCGCGCAGGGCTTAAAATGCCTGCATTTGGTTACGAGTTCGTTTGGGGTTTCCCAGGCGCTGGTGCCCAACAGGTAGAACGTTGGCGTGAAGAACCGCGTAAGTCGGATGTTATCCGAGTTTCGCGTCGCTATGACCATAAGTTGGTTGCAACAGATAGCTCAAGTAAGTCCATCGCGGGTTACTTGATCAAAGCTGCAATCGCCTAATTTAGGAGACATATACGATGGCCGATAAGGTTATCGCTGTCTCTCGCATTAAACACAACGGAGACGTTGTGGAACCGGGTGCCGAAGTTCAGGGTCTCAGTAAAGAGGCCCTGGACTCCCTGGTTC